GGCGCCATTTTTCGACGACCACGTCTGAAGTCGAACTCGATCAGAGGTGTCATTGGGTAGTCGCGACCTGTGAAAAACGTGTCGCGCAGAAATGAAGGAACGAGCGGCCCTTGTTCGAAAGGTGCCAGCATCGTTTTTGTTTCGTATGCAGGATTGAGTGCCATGGTTGGTTATTCTCCTAAGTTTGATGTTGAGGTTGTTCTGACGTTAAGGTGCGAATCCGCCACCTGGCACGCAGGCGTCGAGGAAGATTTGCATTTGATGCAGTCGCTCTAGCCCGGCTGCACTGATCGGCTGTGTGCCGTCAGCATATTTGACGGTGTTCTTGTCGAACGAGCCGGTCAGCGCGATTCCAACAGTCGTGTCTGTTGGGTTCGCAGGATCGGTCCCGCCGACGTCGAGAATCACGCCTTCGAGCAGTGCATCATCTGCAGCGACAGCGCCGAGCACGGTCGCGTGCGCAGCGTCGAATTTAATCAGATAGCCCGGTTTGACTGTGTTCAGTGCGGGCCCTCCGGTGTAGGGATAGCGCACGACTTTCCAGTCTGGGTCGTCGTCATGACTGAGCAGCGGCCACGGTGTGAACGTTGTGCCGCTGATCGCGTTGAACGCTTCGAAGCCAGCAGGCTTGCGGATGCGATGCAGCGCGACGATCAGCGCTGCCATGAGGCACGCGATCGCCCAGCGGATACGTGAGAGCATTGTGTTCATCTTGTTAGTTTGTTTCCTTTTCTGTTGGTTGTTTTGCTTTTGACGTTCTCTCGTTGGTTAGTTTTGCCCGTGAAGTGCTGCTGGGCGTTTCATGCCGCGTCTGCCGAGCTGTGCTTGCACTGCTTTCGTCAGTCGCTCACCACATTCTCTGCTTTGAGCGTCAGCGTCGTCACCGCTCGGCGTCGTGTCGCTGCCGCTGATACGATTGAGCGTTGACGCGTCAGTTCGACGCGCTGACTGCTGTGCAGGCTTCTCAAGCGCAGCGAACAGCTCGTCAGTGATGTCAGCGACTGTTTTGCCGTCTGCGATCGCTTTCACGATGATCTCGTGCGTCGCTGGCTTGTCGTATTTCTGCAGCGCAGCAATGCGCGCTCGCTCTGCTGTGATGCCCTTGTCGTAGTCGTTCGCTTGAGCGCTCGCTGCAGCAGCTGCGGGTTGCGGCGACCCTGTGGGCGGCGGCGTAGGCGGCGCTGGGGCTGGTGCTGGCGGTTTCGGTGGTGTGTCTGCGCCGGAAGTTGCTGCTGCCGGCGCTGGTGCTGCTGGTGGTGTTTCCATTGGTGGTGTGTGCCTTTCTGTTTGTTGTTCAGTTGTGGCGGTGAACGCCGGGACATTGTGAAATCGTGAGAGATCGAACGTGACGCCGTTGAAGATCGCTTTCTTGTTGCCTACGATCGCAGCTGCTTTGACGACACCGCGCACTTCGTCAGCGAAGCCTTTGTCGACTGCGTCTTGAGCTGACATCCACGTCTCAGCTTTCATGAGCGAGCGAATGTCTTCGCGCTCGCCGCCTGTGCGCTTCGTGTAGAGGTTCAACATCGCTTCAGTGTTCGTGTCGAGCGCAGCTGCGATCGATCGCAGATCATCTGAGTTGCCTGCTGCGATCGTCATCGGCAAGTGCACCATCATCAGTGCGTGCGATCGCATGAATATCTTATGCCCTACCATCGCGACGATCGTCGCAGCGCTCGCAGCAAGCCCGTCGACGTAGACATTTTTCGTGCTCGCATGATCTGCGAGGCGTGAGTAGATCGCGCTCGCTTCACTCACACTGCCGCCAGGGCTGTTGATGTGAATGTCGAGACGCTTGACACTCTTTGGCAGCGCTGAGAGATCGCTCGCGAACGCTTTCGCGCTGATCTCGCCGAGAAATTCCCAATCACCAATGACGTCGAAGATCAGCAGCTCGGCGCCAGTTGGTTCGTCGCCTGCTTCAGCTCTGAATCTGTAGAAAGGTGTGATTGTATTCATCGAATGATTGCTCCACTTGTTGACAGTGCGTGATTGTCTCTGCGTGATCTGCGTGACGCGTGACGTGCTGATGTTGCTGCGCCAGCAGCAGGTTGAGGTGCAGCAGAAGCAGGCGCAGCAGGTGCCGGAGCAGGCTGAGCAGGTGGCGGCGTCGGATACAGCTTGCCGCCTGCGCCGAGTTGTGCGCCTTGTCGCTCAGGCGGGAACGTCAAGTCAGCTTCAGTGAACTCAGTCTTCTCTGTCGACTGCTGACGCACGTTGTCGCGCCAGTTGCTGCCGTTCAGCTCCATCGACTCGCGCTCGATCGTTGAGAAGCCTGCGTTCACTTTCGCTTCTGCAGCTGCGACCTCTTTCTGCGGATCGAGCGAGCCTGCGCTTGCGCCTGTCCAATTGCAGCGCGTGAGCGCGCGTCGCACGTAGATGTCAGTGACGTCGCCTTTGAAGCGCTCGATGCGATTCAAGCTGACTGCGTCGATCACCCACTCTTCGTAGACAGGTTGGCACAAACCGTCGACCATGATCGAGCGATATTTGCGCACGCGTTTCCAAAATTCGAGAAGAGCTGCTCTGCTCGCGCTGTAGCTCGCGTTGAACTGCTTCAAGAGCACTTCGTATGGCATCCCGATCGCAGCTCCGACGAACTTCGCGCACGCGATCGTGAACTCGCCGAACGTCGAGTGCGGCTGCGTCGGCGCTGAGAAGTTCACGGCATGACCAGGTCGCATGAAGTTCACGACGCCAGGACCGAGCTGCACATTGTAAGGGCTGAAGTCGAGAATCTGCTGCTTCTGCTCGTCAGTCAGCAAGTCTTGAAACATGTTCGGGTCAGGAAACTCTTGCGTGATGAACGCAGTGAAATAGCTCTGAATCACTGCAGCGACGACTGTCGCGTCGATGTAGCGACCGTTCTGCTTGAGCAGTTCGAGACACGGCGCCAAGATCGGCACGCCGCGACGCTGCTCAGGTCGCTCAGGCTTGATCAAGAGCACCATGTTGCGACGACCTGTCTGTGCGCCAAACGGCTCAACGCGCACTGTCTGCCCGATCAGCAGTGGCAACGCGAAGATGCGCGACGTGTGCAGCGCGAGCGGGTGCCGCTTCGCGATGTGATACGCGAGCAGCTCGCCTTCGTCATCAAGCTCGACGCCGCTGAAGATGTTTTTCGTCGGGTCTATCGTCGGCGGGTTCATGATGCGATCTGCTTCGAGCACGCGAATGCGCAGATCGAAGAGCGTGTTCGGTCGCTGCGTCAACGGAAAGAGCACCGGGCAGTCGCCCGACAGCAGCATCGATTGGAACACCGTCGACTGCTTCAGATAGAACGTGTCGCGCGATTCGAAGTCACACTCGCGCGGGTCGCACGCCCACCATTCGAACTTGTCTGCGAGTTCCTTGTTCAAATCAGCAGTCGCTGCCGCTGAGAGACCGAGCGCTTCACCGTCAACGTTCGGGGCAGGATACAATCCTTCCCCGATCACATTCGTGTCGAACGTCTCGACAGCGCCGCTCGCGAGCGGGATTCCCATGAACGCGTCACGCGATCGCTCGCGCAAGATTTGAACGTTCAGTCCGATGTCGCCGTCTGCGTCGCTGCCGCGCCACAGCCAACCTGCGAGCGAATTTTTCGTGACGTTCGCGCCATAGTTGCCGTAGCCTGTGCCGCTGCCGCTGAACATCAGTGCCTGCGGATCGATCAGAGACATGCCGTTGATCGGTGCGCCGTCTTCGCCGAGAATGATGCCGCGCGGAAATCGCTTCTGCTGCTCGTGCCCGTTGCGCTCGTAGCGCCCGTTGTTGATCATCGTCGCACTCATACGTCTCGCGGGATGATGCGACACGCTACGTCGCGACCTGTGAGCTGCGACGGCAGCCCTGCGTCGCCGCAGTAGTAGACGACCATTGAGTTCCAGTAGGCGATGTTGTCGATCTGAGACTTCGAACCTTCACGACGAAGACCGCGCGAGCCGATGTGATATTCAGTCACGCCGCCGCCTGCTTGCTTCATCCCTTCCATCGCTTTCGCGAGACCGTCACGGGCCCAGTCGCACCAAGACGCGAACGGCGAAGGCGGCGTCGCTGCTGACGGCGGAGAAGACGGTGGCGCCGTGTCAGGAATGTCTTTCGCTTGAGGCGGCTGTGGTGTTGCGACTTTCGTCGTGACGACAGGGTGCGCTGCATCAGGCATTCGCGCGCAGTCTTGAGCGGTAGTAGGTCAACGGTCAATCGGGGCTGATTAAATCATGAGAAAAAAGTTGATCGCACGCAGCGAAGGCGTTAAAACGTGCGAAACATGAAAAAGCAATTTCACACGGGGCCTCCAGCGAGACCAGGTGTGCAAATCTACGGTCGCCCGAAGCTCGGCACCTATAATCTGCAGACAGTATTGCCTCAGCGAGTGCTTGATGAACTTCTGCGTGCCGAGAACGAAACGGACGTCTACCGCACACGCATCGCTGCGAACGTGCTCTGCGAATGGGCGAAAAACAAAGCAGCAGGACGCGCAAATTCGCATTGAGAAAAAAGTAGAAAAAAACACTTGCAGAGTGTTTCTACTCGTGCGATCAGTGTGTCATGACAACGATATTCGCAGACAATGCAGATCACTTCATTCATCACGTCGCAACAGCTTCAGAAGCAGTCGACGAATGGCGCTTCAACGTAGGATACGACGATCGCAACATCGACAAGGCGTGGCTTTTGCACGATCGCGATGTGTGGGTCAAGAACCCGTTTTACGTCGGCGCGCCGCAACCGCATCCTGAAGACGAGCAGTTCGACGAAGAGTTTCTCAACAAGCTCGCAGCTGCTCGCGCTCGCGAAGACGCTGAGCGCGCTGACGATCAGAAGATCGACGATCTCGCAGCTGAAGACTTCTGGCAGCGCTGTCACGAAGCTGAGATGGGCTTGCTCTAATTTTTTCAACGACAAAGAGAGGTGCCTATGCAAAACTGACAATCAATAGACGCTGAAGTGGGAAGTGAAGGGCGCGTGTTCGAAAGAATGCGCGCTCTTTTTTCACGTGATGCCTCGATTGATCACACCGAAACGAAGTGTCGATCGCACTGCTTGAGCTGTCTGCGCTTGCACTTTCGGCGCGTCGTCTGTCAGCGGCGTCGCTGTGCTGTTCGACTGCACGCCGAATGACGTCGTGCGCTGCTCACGACCGTCTGTAGGAGGCGTGAACGCGTCGCGCTTCATCGTATCAAGACGAATCCCGCTGTGCGGCAGCTGCAGCGCAGCGAGCGCGTAGACGAAGACGTCCCACGATTCGTTGCGCTGACTCAAGCGCTTGATCCAGACGTAGGTCTTGAACCCGTTTTTCGACTTCATCACGCGCTGCTCTGCGCGCAAGCCTGCGAAGTAGGGCACATCGTAGCCGTTGATCGGTTCGTGCGCACGCAGACCTTCATCGAACACGTCAGAGCGCGGGAAGTGACAGTAGCCACCGCCGAGCTTCGTGACGTTGAGACGATTCATGATCTCCTCTTTCAACGTGTCGACACCGAGCGACGCGATCACGCACTTGTTCGACTTCGACAGTGTCATCGCGCTGATCGGCGCTTTGCCGAGACCGCCCATGCCTTTGATCGCGATGCAGCGCGGTTGTCGCGGCTTCACGTATGCGTAGACGTGATCGCTCATGAATGACGAGTCGATGCAGATGCGTCGCACGCGCATCCTGCCGCCGTCGCTGCACGTGAACACGCGATTGTAGACTGCTTCGTCGAGCGCTTCCCACGGCTCGTCAGTGCGCGGGTCGCCGACGATCGTGATGTAGTCGAGGTGCCAATTCTCGCGACCTTTGCCCCAGCCGACGATGTCTGCGTGCAGCGATTGATCTTGCACGTCGACGCCTGCAGTGATCACGACGACGCCGTCTGGCACTTCGCATTGATACAGTTCTCGGCGCTGATACAGATCGATCTTCACTTTGCTGCCTGTGTCTTCGAAGAGCAGACCGAGTCGCGTGTTCTTGAACGTCTTCATCAGCTCGACGTCGCCTTCTGAGAGAGCAGCGCTCGCGAGTTCGAACTCGTCGCGCAAGATGTCCCAGTCGATCCACGGGTTCACGAGTCCGCTGATGAAAAAGCCGCGCGCAGTGACTTTGTTGCCGCGATCGTCGACGAGACGATGCGCGATCCACTCGCCTGTCTCGGCGAGCCACATGTATTTCTCGAACGCTTCAGCGCAGCTCGCGCACTTGTGCTCAAGTGTGTCGAGGTTGATGCGCTCCCAATCGAGCACTTGCTTGAATGCGCACGCAGGGCATGGCAGGTACCAATGTTCGCAAGTCGTCTGCGCGATCTCGCGCTCGATGTGCGACACGCCAGCGATCGACGGCGACGAGACGATGACGACTTTGCGATTCCAGAACGCGCTGCAGCGCGCGATCGCGAGCTTGAGCGGGTTACCTTCGCGCCCTGCGCTGAGCGGGTAGCGATCGACATCGTCGAGCAGCACGACGCGCACAGGGCGACCGCTCAGCGACGCAGCGCTGTTCGCACCGCCGAGCGCGACGTAGCCGCCGTTGAACGTTTTTCTGAGCAGTCGATTGCCGTCAGCGCCTGGCTTCGGCACCTTGTCTTCGAGCGCAGGCGAATCGCGCAGCATCGGCTGCAGTCGATCGCTTGAGAACGCTTCTGCCATCTCGACTGTCGGCTGCACGACGAGAATCGGGCACGGGTCCTCAATGATGTGATAGCCGATCGGGTTCAAGATCGCGCTGTCGGTGATGCCGAGCTGAGCGCCTTTCTGCACAACGACCTTCGGCACAGACGGATCGCTGATCGCGTCCATGATCTCTTTCTCGTAGGGCACGTTCGCAGTGACCCACTCGCCGTGTTCAGCGCTCGATTCGCTCGACAAAACGCGATCGCGATCAGCCCACGCACTCAGCGTGATCGCTGACGGCGGCAGCAACGCGCTGCAAATCTCGCGCGTCAGTTCGCGCTCAGCTCTTGCGTCTGCGCTTTGCGACCCGTTTCGCAGCGCGCTTGAGCGCGTCGTTGTCGTCTTTACTTGCGCCATTTTTCCCCATTTCATCGAACGAATGATCACCAAACTTCACTGCTTCTCGTAGACAATTCGCGATCGCAGTCGACAAGATCGTGCGAATCTTGACAGGGTCGCGCTGCATGATCAGCGGTCTCGTGACGCGCGCAGGCACTCCGAGCATGTGATTCTTGATCTGCGTGAGCAGCGACGTCATCACAAGCACGACTCTCGCGCGCTTGATCATGTCGCCACGAGCAATCGCAAGCTCAAGTTCCTTCTGCTGACGCACGATTTGCTGCGTCAGCTGCTTCTCGTGCTGGTAGTCGTCGCGCGACTCTTCTCTCGGCTGTCGCAGGTGCACGATGTAGCGCGAAACGTTCTCGCGCCAATCATACATGATGCGCGTGCGCTTTCCTGAGAATCGAAGCGTGCGACGCAGCACTGCCTGCTTCGTCAATTTGACAAGTTCTTGCTCAGAAATCGTCAGGATTTGGGAGAGTTCTTGCGGCGCGACAACGTCGTGATCCTCTTCACCATCGTGCTTTTTTGAACTCAAAAATCATCCTCTTTTTGGGCGTCTCTGAACGCGCCGCTTGCCCAAACCGTTGCTAAAACTTAACGGCAGAGAAATTTGCGCTGCGGTTTGGGCATCCTTCGCGAGACATCTCTTGCGTGCATTGCTCGTGTGACATCTCTTGGGCTGTGTTGCTTGACACATTGCTACTCGCACACGAGGACACTCGCAGCCGTAGTTCTGACAGATGCCATCGATCTCTGTGCAGCCACATCTGAAGCAAGTGCTCGTCGTGCTCATGAGCGATTGATTGCGAGCATTGCGAACACGATGAACGTCGCGAGAATCGCGAGCAGTGACGCCCAACGTGGGCGCACTTTGTCTGCGTAGATTGTGACATACAACAGCAAGAGATATGCAGCGCACTTGAAGCAATAGCTCGTCGTTGTGGTCATGTCCAAGTCCACGGGATGTTTTCGCTGTAGCAGAACAGCAGCACTGGTGTGCCTGAGCCAATGAAGTCGATCGACGAGATCATGATCGTGCTCGATTGAACGCAGTCATCAGCTCGCGTGCTTCACGTGTCGTGATCACTGAGCAATGAGTTGCAGTGTGCTCGCGCATCTGTGGTGCGCGACCTCTGCATGCGCACTGTTGAGCGAGTGTGTCGCGAGATGTCGCGTGGCTTTTCTTCACGCTCGACAGCTGCTCGCGACGTTTCTCATCGTGTTGTTGGTGTTGGTTAGAGATGTCGCTCGTGCTCATTGATCAGCGATGAATAGCAGAATGAACGCGACAACGGCGAGAAAGAAAAGCGCGAGCACGATGAGCGCTGTGATCTTTGCGTTGCGCTCGTTGACAGCTGGTGTGTTCATCAGTGCATCCAGTGTTCCCAGTTTTCGTCGTCACGCGTTGGGTGCAATAGCACGTAGAAAAGACACGCGATCGCTGAGATGATCAGCAGCGCTGTGCTCGCGATGACGATGCGCGTGATCATGTGTGCGGTGCTATGTGACAGCAGAACTTGAATTTTTTGCCGCTGCCGCAGCCGCAAGGCGAATAGAGATTGATCTGCTTGTTCAATCGTTCGAGCGCAGTCAGATCGCGCACGACAGGCACAAGCAGACAATCGTTGATCATCTTCTTGTGCTCGTCTGTGAGTTCGTGGAGTTCGTGAATCTCGCCTGTGTAAGGGTTCATGCGTTTTAGACGCTACACACGAGCACAGAGTAGAAAAAGCGCAAAAAGAGCGTGCTGAATGTGCTCGAAAAATAGTTGAAAAAAGTGTTGCGTGCAGGTAGAATTGTGTCAGAGTGTTCGCATGACAACGACAGAAAAAGCAGAACAAGTGATCAGAGTTGCGATTCAAAGCTGCCACGCTGGCGACATCTACGTGTCGAGCGACGGCAGCAGACGTGAGATCAGCAGAGTCGTGCGACCGACTCGCAAGATGTGGTCACACGCGAGACTGTATTTCCGCTCAGGCGGCAGCACGTGCATGAACAAGAACACGATCGTGACGATCATTGCAGGTCGCAACAACAAAGCGCAGAAAGCGAGCGTGCAATCATGAAAACACTCAAGCAACTCATCACTGACGAGCAGCAGCGCAACGACGCAGCTGACGATCGACTGCGCTGCTTTGCGATCAATAAGTTCGGCTCTGGCGAGCACGCCTACGCTGACAACGCGTCGCTGAAATACTTCAAGAGCGACTACGTGCGCGAATGTCTGCTCAGGTGCGCGCAGTGCGAGAACGTGATGCAACATGCGCGCGATCGAGCGAAAGTGCTCGCGTCATGAAAAAGCGTTGCGATCGCTGCGGCAGTGTTCTGCACACACGTGATAAGTGCGGCGTCACGACGACCATGCTGCGCGAAAGATTCGAGAAGCTCGACGCGGGCGTGAAGTCACGACTGCGCGACAGAGCGCGCAAACTCGCAGAGAGCGGTCGCACGACGCTCACAGAAGACGGCTGCCTGATGCGCGAGATCGAGTTCTACTTCATGGATCGCTGATGAACATCTACGATCACCAACTGAAATACGAGCGCTGGTGGCTCAACAAGCGCTGTCGCTTCGCGAATCAGAGCACGCCGTTCAAGCGCGTCGTCAAAGTGATGCTCTACGGGCCGCCGAGCTTCATCTACGGCTGCGTGTTTCTGCACTTCGATGACGGCAGCAATGCGCCCGTGATGCACGGCAACTCGTTCAAGCCGCGCAAGTGCGATGTCGAAGTCGAGCGTGCGCTTCCTGAATGCGAGCTGTGCAAAAAGCAACAGTGTCCCGGTTGAAGACGATCGTGAAATTCATCGTGCTCTGCTTGCGCTACAGGCGCCTGATGTGGCGGCGCGCACGACTGATCGCAGAGAACAAGCGATTGCGCAGACGAGTCGAGACTCTCGCTCAATGACGAGCTGAGACAGTGCGATCGCAACGAAAGCACGGCGGGAATCCGTCGGCGATCGCACTGAATCTCGACTGCAAAAATAGTTGAAAAAAGTGTTGCACACCTTTCTACTTGTGCGAAAGTGCTCACATGACAACGACAACAACAGCAGTGAAGTTTCTGAAAAAAGGCGTGCGCTCAGCTGGCAAATATCATCCCTGTTGGTATTCGCTGACGACGCTGATCGACGGTCGCATCGCCGTGACGCTGTATGCGAAAAGCATCTTGACGGGTTTGCCAGCAGCGCTGCGCCCGATCAATAACAGCGACATGCAGAGCGACTACTTCGAGAACGATCATGTGCGCTTTTTCGAAGGCAGCGCAGAGTTCGCGATGCTGAAAGGGTTGTGCTCATGAGCGTGCCGACAATGACAGAAGAGCAGATCGCAGCGTTCGAGCAGAGCGTCACACGCTTGCTGCAAGCGCGCTGGGACACGGGCAAGATCACAGACTGGGCGATCAGCGCTGCGAGCGGTTACGGGCGATTCTGGGAGTCGCGTGAGCACGCGCTGAGCGTGATCAATGCGAAGTGCAGAGAACTCAATGCAGAGCAACGTCGCGTCTACAATGACGCACTCGCAGCTGCGCGCAGATCGATCGAACGAGACCCGCTCGCGTTTCTGCACAAAGCGATCGGTGCAAAGTCGAACCCGAGGCCACGTCAATGACTGCGAAGACGTCATCGATCAACGGCGTGACGCGTCTGCACTCATTCGAGATCGACATCACGAAGTTCGAGCGCAAGGGCGCCATCATGTGTTCAGGCGACGAAGCGAGCACGCTCGGCTTCAAGCCGGGAGAGTTTCCTGACAGCTTTCACTTGAACGGCCCGCTCGGCACGTTCTTGCTGTTCGAAGTGCTGCGTGACGGCAGTCACGCGTATCACAGCGCAGACGGCAACTGCAGATTCACGATCTTCAACGACTGATCGCATGAGACGCAACGGCTACAAGACAGCAGAGATCGTCGAACGCACGCCGACACGCATGCCGCAGAAATTCAGGTGCGCGTGCAGCAGACTGCATGTGCTCAGCACCTACGTGTTCGCGCACTTTCACGAAACACTTTTTCACACGTGCGACTGCGGTCGTAAGAACATCATCAAGAGCGGCGTCGTGCAGACTCCGATCAAGGCACCGAAAAAATGAAAAACAAAAAGCCACGAAAGACGCCTAGCGAAGCGAAGCGCACAAAGATCGCGAGCGACTTCAAGGTTGCGATCGTCAACGGGCGTCACGTGATCATGCTGCGCAAGTTCAACGTCGTCGTCGCAGAGTTCGCTGAGAACACAGCAGACGCTGTCGACTTTTTCACTGACATTCTCGGCACGTGAAGATCACACCTTGCATGATGCGCGTGATGCGAGCTGTCGAGCAGCTCGAAGACTGCGGTGCGCGCACGATCGACGAAGCGATGTGGCCTGATCGTCACTGCTACAAGCCGCTGAGGGCGGGCCAATACGCTGGGCGTCTCGTGCAGCTCGGACTGCTGCGCAAGCGCTACGAAGAGCACCACAGCCTGCGCGATCGCACTCGTGTCGTCGCGATGACTGTCGAATACCGCTTGAGCGAACTCGCGCGAGACATTCTGCGATCTGAGCGATGAAAAAGCGCATCCCTGACATCTCGACGCATCCCTACGTCGACGGCTGGTCTCGCGAAGCGATGACTGAAGCAGAAGAGACTGCGCACATCGCAGCGCGCAAGAGACGCGGGCTTGCTGTGCGCTTTTCGCGATCGAAAAAAAAGACGAAAAAAGTGCTTGCGCACAAATCTACAAGTGCGAAAGTGTCGACATGACAACGACAGATCATTCAGAAAAAGTCCGACAGCTTCGCAGTCTCATTCGTCGCAACGTGTGCAGCACGCTGCGTGTCGTGATGAGTCGCGGAACTGCTTGGGGAAACGTCAAGATTAAAGGCAGCGGCGAGTTCGGCGTGTTCAACGAGAACGAGAAGTCAGCGCTGTCGAAGCACAATTTCAACTACGGCGCGAACTGCGGCATCATCATGTATGAGAGCGTTGACGCTACGATCGCGCGCTTGCAGAAGATCGAGACAGCGAACTCGATCACGTCGATCACGGGCGCAGGTCGTGAAGCGATTCTCGCGCAACGTTTCGAGTCGCGCTTCATCAACATCGCTGCGACCACAATCGATGGTCGCGCGATCTCGACACAAGTGTGGGCAGAGTCGCAAGACGAGGCTGACAACGCAGCAGAGCGCATCCTCGTCAAGTGGTGCACGCCTGATCAAGAACGCTGGCACGGCAAGCTCGTGCTCGCGACAATCTTCGACATGAAGACGAAGCAGACGCGCTGCTTCAAAGTGCGCGGCAGTTCGATCTACGACATCACGGACGAGGTGGTGCGATCATGAGCAAGATCAAGACGCACACACCTGGCAAATTCGATCACGCATGGCGTGAAGGAGTTTTGCGATCGAACGACGAGACGCTGCGCGTGCTCGACGCGCTGATCGCAGCAGCGAAGCACTTCAACGAGGTCGTCGGCAGCGCTACAGCTGCAGAGTTCGATCGCGCTGACAGACAGCTGCGCAACGCGATCACTGACGCTGAGCTGCTGCGCAAACCTACGAAGACGATCAAGCTGAGCGGCAACATGGTCGACGCGACTGATCGCGATCTCTTAGGCAACCCAACACTCGAAGGCGACTGCAGACTATGAGCAAAAACGGCAAAACAAAAAACGACATCAAAGTCATCGAACGCACACTCAAACTGCTGATCAAGCGCGAGCGCGAGAAGTCGCGCGAGGCAGCTGAACTGAGCAGGCGCTGCAGCGCTCACGCACAGCATGCAAGTCGCACGCTCAGCGTGTTCAGACGACTCGCAGCATCGTCACACTTTTCGTCATGCGCACTCGTGTGCGCAGTTGTCATCACGTGCGCGTCCGTCACGGGCGCGCACGCTGACGATCGACACTGCAAGCGCGATCGCGACGACGACAACAAGAACTACATCTTGCGACGACAAGAGGCCTATCAGGTGCAAGGCGTCCCGACGTCGCGTCTGATCATCGGCAAGCGCGAGATCGACTTCTATCGCGACGGCAAAGCGTTCGAGAAAGACAATCGACTGCGATGAGCGGCGACGACTTCAACACGCTTCAGAGACGCAAGACGATCGTCTGTCTGTGTCTCATGTTTGCAGCGCAGAATCACAGCATCATGCTCGCTGGCGTCACTGCAGCGCTTGCAGCGAGTTTCTTCTGGAGCTGGCGCATCTTACTGAAGGGCGGTTCACTGTGAACACGACGAGAACGTGCAGCAACTGCGGGCAAGTGAATCTCTTCTGGGCTAATAAGTGCCGACACTGTGATCACGTGCTCGTCATGACGCGAGCAGACTGGGAAAAGCTGATGGAAGCAACTGTCGATCGCCATATCTTCGAGATGAAACAAAAAGCAGCGCAAGAGCAAATCAGCGAAGATGATCACGATCGCATCGGCTTTCTGCTGCAGCGCGAGATGCACCATTTGATGAGGCTGAGCGATGAAGCGTGGCTGACGTTTCAACGAATCATCGAAGAGTCGCGCAAAGTGCAAGCTCTGCCGCACGAACCAAAACCACGCAGTGAGGTGAAGTGCGAAGCGTGTCGTCGAGGCTGGCCGCTCAGCACGTCAGGGTTGCACGCTGTTCCTGGCAGTCTCAAGACTGTAGAATGCACGGCATGAACTGCTCGATCTGCACAGCAGTGATCACGCGCGAGACGTCGCACTGCAGCGCGCAACCGCTCAATGACGGTCGCTGTTGTTGGGCTTGCGACAACATGATCGTGACGCCTGTGCGCGTCGCGCGATCGCACAAGATGTCGATCGTCACAGCGATTGAGACAGCTTTGCAGATGCACAAGAGCGCAGAGAAGTTGTGCAGACGATGAAAGACTATGGCTCAACAGGACCGCGCTGGAGCGGCACCGAGAATCGTCATCGACAGGGCTTTCAGAGCATGGGACTCGATCATGCTGCAGTCGAGTGCGTCTCGCTCAAGTGCAAAGGCGCGATGAAGCTGATCAGAGGCGGCACGCACATGCAGTGCGACACGTGCGATCTCATCATCAAGCGACCAGCAGCGCAGCGATGAAGCTGACGCCGTATCTCATGCGCGCACTGCAGCGCATCGTCGACAACGAAGGTGACGATCTCTACTTCGTCTTCGGTGACTTCACTGCAGCGACTGCTCGTAGTTATCTCTCGCTGCTCAAGATGCGCGGGCTTGCCTACACCTACGTGAGCGGTGGCGTCGTCGAAGTCTGGGCAACGCAAATCGGGCGCAAATTGTGCAGCAAAAAAAGGTAGAAAAAAATACTTGCACACAATTCTGACGTGTGCGACAAGTGCTGAATGACAACGAAAGCAGCGCACGAAGCGACTCGCACATCCGTTGTCGAAACAACAACAGACAACAAAGAAAGAAAAATCAGATCATGAAAACCACAGACCTCATGCTGCACTGCGGTGCAGCGAAAGTTGAACGAGCTGACGTCGAGAACGTCCCGACGCCAGACCGCACGAAAACTTGGACGCCAATCCCGCACACCTCGCTGATCGAGCGCGTCGAAGACACGCTCAAATCAGACGGGCTGTCGATCGTCAAGCAGACGCACAGTCTCACACGCGGCGGCAACCGCTACTTCGGGCTGATGCAGATCGCGAACGGGCACAACAGCGAAGACTATGCGTGGGTGCTCGGTCTTCGCAACTCGCACGATCAGAGCTTCCCTGCAGGTCTCGTCGTCGGCGCGAGCGTGTTCGTCTGCGACAATCTGAGCTTCAGCGGCGAGATCAAGATGACTCGCAAGCACACAGTTCACATCATGCGCGATCTGCCTGCTCTCGTGCAGCGATCGATCGGGCAGCTGATGAGTCGCTGGCACGATCAAGACACGCGCATCGAAGCATACAAAAATTGCGAGCTGAGCGATCTGCAAGCGCACGATCTGATCGTGCGATCGATCGACGCACGCTCGCTGACTGCGACACAAGTGCCACCGCTGCTGCAAGAATGGCGTCATCCGCGTCATGAAGAGTTCGCAGCGCGCACCGCGTGGTCGCTGTTCAACGGTTACACCGAAGTGATGAAGGGCTTGAGCTTGAACGAGCTGTCACTGCGCACGCAGCGCTTGCACGGCTTGTTCGACATGCAAGCAGGCGTTCACATCGCTCGTGCTCGCGAAGTCGAGACGATCGGTGACGGTGAGATCGTCGTCAACGGTTTGAACTAAAACAACAACGCGAGAGCGCGTCATTCGAAAGAGTGGCGCGCTTTTTGCACAACCAACAGAGAACACATGAACACAAAACAACAGACAGAGAAGACGCTTGCAGTCGAGCGACGCACGGTCGATATGGACATCTCACAGAACGTGATTGACAGATCGAAGATCCGCAGCTCGTCGCATTGCATGTATGCAGAAGCACTCAGAGACGCGCTGAAAGAGCGCGACATCAAAGCGCGCAACATCGCAGTCGATCTGCAGACTGTGCGCTTCACTGACGTCACAGCAGGAGTGCGCTTCATCTACTTCACGCCACCTGCTGCGCAGCAAGGCATCGTCGACTTCGATCAAGGCAATAAGATCAAGCCTCACAAGGTGCGACTGTATCGCGAGCGATGCGCGCAAGTGATTCCGCTCGGCAGACGCGTCAAGCGACGGCTCAAAATCGAACTCACGAAGACGTCGAGAGGCAAGCGCAAGCGAACACTGAACTCGACGCCGACAGTGATCGGCGGCAAAGCGCCACCGATCGCAGCGCTGTCGAATAACCCGTCACGATGGACGGGCAAGCGTCGCGCGTTCGGTATGCGATTGCTGAAGGCTTGAACTGATCGAGAGATCAACGATCATCACAGTCGCATCGACGTGCTGCGACTTGAGAAAACAAAGCGCGCCAGTTTCGAGTGATCGAGCTGGCGCGCTTTTTGTTTCTCCTGTGTCAGACGTTGTTCGTCGTCAGATCAGTGCTTCGGTGCGCCCGGTCGTGGTTTATCTGCTGCGTCAGTCTCGACGAACGTGATCGCTTTCCACTGATCGCCCTTGTGAACGATCACAGTGATTTTTGTCGGCGGCTCTTGTCCCGGCGGAATGACGATCGGCGGCGTCGGGAACGGCTCATTCGCGCCGCCCCAAATCTCGTCGTGCGCAGGCGGCAGTTCGATCGGCGGCGTCGGCATCGGTTCGTTGCCACCGCCCCAGATGATGAGCGGCGGATTGCCCGGTCGAATCACGATCGGATTCGTCGGGAAGTTCTCGTTGCCGCCGCCCCAGATGATCAGTGGCGGTCGCCCGTCTGTCGGCGGGATGACGATCGGGTGCGATGCTTGAGGCGGGATAGGGTGCTCGACGTGAGGCGGGGCGCCACCTGGCGCGATTGGATGCGCAGGATGTTCGTCTGTGCCTGCTGCGAGCACTGTGATGATTGCGAGAGTTGATTGGTGCATGAGTTTGACCTTTCTTTTTGTGTTGTTGTTTCTGACGTGCTGCGTTGTGCAGCGTTCGAGCGCATTAGACGCACGTCTCGAAGTCGAGCGCAACAAGAAAGACCTCGCACAGACGATCCTGACGCGCTGCAGCGTGTTTCTGCGAGCTGATCATGACACGTGCAGCGCAGCTCGATCGCGGCGATCGCAGCTTGAACATGTTCAAAAAAGATGAAAAAAAAGTTGCTTTTTCTACTTGCGCACTTGTGTTGAGCATGAGAAGTTCAGAGCATGACAACGACAGACAAGAGCAGAAAGCACACACATCGCGGCACGTGCCAAGCGTGCGGACGCGCACAAGCGTTCATGATCAACGGCGTGCTCGCGAAGCACGGCTACACAGTCGACTGGGGTTTCTTCAACGGCACCTGCACGGGCGCAGAAGTGAAGCCGCTCGAACACGAGAAGACGCTGACAGAGTCGATCATCAAGCAGCTGCGCGCACAAGCGCTGATCAACGACAAGCGCGCTGCTGATCTCAAGAGCGGCGCAGTCGAGCCCGTGTGGTTCAATCGCACTCGCGACGCAGTCACGCGCAAATATGTCGACACGAACTGCTCGCGCGCAGACCTCGATGACTACAGCGCGCAGCAGCAGACGATCGCAGCGACCTACAGAGCAGAGAACACAGCGAAGCACGAGCGATCACACGCAGCGATGCTTGAGAAGCTCATTGTGTCACGTCACGGCAAAGCGCTGATGCCAGTCTCGACGAAGCGCGAGCTGAGCGTCGGCGATCGCTTGCTGCTCGGTGGCAAGAGCGGCATCATCTGCGAAGTCGTCGAGATCAAGATGCACGTCGCGAGCGGTTGCGGCCCTTACATGAACGGGCACACGATGCTGCATGCTTTCGTGAAGCGACCAGACGGCAGAGTCATCGCAGTGCCGACGCGCACGATTCGTCAGAGCGCGATCATCGAGGAGACGCAGTCATGACGTTCACTTCAGACATCAAAGCAGAGACGTGTGCGCGATTGCGTGCGCGTCTCTGCGCAGGGATGCGCGTCTGGCGTGGCACGAACAACTACGCAAACGACGGGTCACACAAGCCGAGCGACCCGGGCGACTTCGGCGCTGGCACGTATCACTCGACGCAGTTCTATCGTGCGCGCTGTCACGGCGCGCCAGCGCAGCGCATCGTCACACTCAAGAACCCGTTTATCGCGAGCGTCGAATCTGCCTACACTCAGATCGCTGACGTCTTCGACACGATTCACGCTGACGATCGCGTGCAAGCATCACGCAACGCAACGCGCGCACTGCAAGCAGCAGGCTTCGACGGCATCGTCTCGATCAACGACTACAAGCGCAGACCGTTCTGCGGCGGCGAGCTTGAGATCGTCGTCTTCGCATCATGAAGCAGCACGGCCCGATACCGACGCGACTGACGCAGTGCGCGACGTGCCCGTTCAGAACAGGCTCACCGCATGCGTATCTCGCGCACGATCTGACGCAGTCAGCGCTGAGCACCGCGTCGCGCATCTGTCACTCGACAGGTAAAGACAACGCGATCAACAAGCGCACGGGCAAGCCCGAGCGACTCTGTCGCGGCGCTCGCGACATTCAGCTCAAGATGTTCAAGAGTCTCGGCTTCATCGACGACGCGACAGACGACGCGTGGAATGCGAAGTGCGCAGAGATGGGTCTGCCAGTGCCTGCAAAGAGTGATTTTTGACGCTCAAAAAAAGTTGAAAAATCTTTCATTTTTGCACTTGCACACTTTTCTACCTGTGCGATCTTCTACACATGACAACGACAAAGCAGATCACTGCAAAGTATTCAGGCAAGTGTGCGCGCTGCGGGGGAGTCATCCCGTCAGGCGCACGCTGCGAATGGGAACAAGGCGCGGGAGTGCGCCACATCTTCGACGCGAACGCTGAAGGCTTCGGCTGCCCCGTGCAGCGAGCTGAGACGAGCGCGCCGAAAGTTGCTGCGAGCGAGAACAAGCAGCCGAGCGTCGCGATGGGGGTTTTCAAGAAAGACGATCGCATCTACGTCGTGAAGCCGAATCGCGAGAAAACTCGCGTCTACGCGAAAGAGATCGTCGAGTCGCCTGCGCGCATGACTGAGAACGGCGCAGTCGTCGACTTCGAGACGCGCTACGCTCCCGGCATCGTGTTCAAGCTCACAGAAGCAGATCGCTGGGCCCTCGCAGACGCGAAAGATTTTTTGACGAAGTTCTCGCGCTGCATCGTGTGCGGGCGTCACTTGAAAGCAGCGAAGTCAGTCGAGCGATCGATCGGCCCAGTCTGCGCGGGATATTTCAAAGGCAGCAGCCGCGTCAACGGTTGCGCACATCACGACAGCGCCGCCCCGAAAGGGGCGGTCGCTGCTGCCGCATCTGACGATCAGCTCGAAGCTGACGAAGCGCGCGCCTACAGCGACATGCAAGCGAGCGCAGCGAACGTCGAGGGCACGTGCAGCAAGTGTCACGAGAAGTTCAGCAACTGCACGAGCGACTACCACTGCGCGCGCAATCAGAAGATGAACGCTCTGCGCGCAGCACCGCTCACAGACGACGAGAAAGCGCTGATCGCGCACATCGACGAGCAGACGCGCAAGACTGAAGCGTGGGTCGCTGAAGACCCGCAGAACCGCTGGGCGGCGACGTGCGTCAATGACATCGCGCACTGGCGCGAATACGGCATCAGCAGCGTCGCTGACTTCAAAGCGATGGAAGCTGCAGAAGCTGAGAAAGAGGCGCGCAAAGAGTCCTACTACATCGACGACGTCGTGCAGCCGACACTCGAAGAGAGCAACGCGCAGCTGCTTGCGCGTGACGACATGAAACCTATCAAAGCGATCGACGCTGCGTTCAGACTCGCGTTGATCAAAGCGCGCAACGCACGCAACTGATGCAAGAGACTGTCGCAGACTTCAAGCATCGACTCGCGCTCATGATTCGTGAGCGCGAGACGGGCAAGAAATACAGCTTCATCGGCGCGGCGCGCTCTCATCAGTGCGTCGTGCGATCGAGCAGCAGCAACAACAAACCAAAGAGGGACAAACATGACAACGCAAAAAATCAAAACTGATAAGGAGCGACTGAACGACGCCTTCGCGCAGCTGCGCAAGCACAAGTTCGTCGCGAAACAAAACCACCTCTGCTGCCAGTCGTGTGGCTGGGCAGCGATCGACGGGAAGCACCCAGACGCGAAAGACGTGATCTTCTATCACAAGCAAGACAGTGACGCGCTGAAAGGCGATCGACTCGTCGGCAAGCTCTACCTCGCGCACCGCTTCAGGACCTCGGGCAGAGCGCTTGACGCCTGCGCAGTGCTGCATCAGCACGGCTTCTACACGATCTGGGACGGCACCGACGAGACGCGCATCGCGATCGTCAACATGACGCCTGAACTCGAAGCGCTGAAGATGCTCAAGACTGCTGATCGCGTCTGCAAGAAAGCAGGTCACGAGTGGGGCTGGCAGCTGCAAGCGCGCGAGCTGATCAAGAACGCAGAGGAATCGATCGGAGGTGCTCAATGAAGCCGTCGACGACGACTGCTGCTGAAGCAGCCGTCTTCACTTGTCTCGCGATGTTCGCGATCTTGATCGTCTTGATACTCGCTGGGCTTGCATCGTCTGACAACGATGAGCGACCGAGCAGCACGACGACGAGCGCGCAGAGCACGCCTACAGCAACACCTTCAGAAGATGCGATCGACGATGCTGATGCTGTCGACACGTGGAACGAAGAGGGCCCTGAGCAATGAAGGAAGCATTCATCGATCGCAAGTTCAGTCTCGCGAGTCTCGCGCTCATCAAAAAAGCGAACGAGATTCTCGCTGAGTATGAGGCAGCTGGCTACGACTTGAGCGTGCGTCAGCTTTACTACCAATTCGTTGCGCGCGACATCATCCCGAACACGACGAAAAGCTACAGCAACCTGTCGTCTGTGATCAGCGACGCGCGCAAAGCAGGCATGATCGACTGGGGGATGATTCTCGATCGCGGTCGTGTCGTCGTGTCGAACTCGCACTGGAAGACGCCGAAGGAGATTCTTGAAAGCGCTGCGACGTCGTTCGCAATCGACAAGTGGTTGACGCAGCCGAACTTCGTCTACGTGATGGTAGAGAAGCAAGCGCTCGAAGGTGTGCTGCAGCCTGTCTGCAGCGCGCTCGATGTGCCGTTTCTCGCGAACAAGGGCTACTGCTCAGACAGCACGATGTATCGCGTCGGCAAGCGCATCGAGCACGCGCGCATGCGCGGCAAAGAGCCTGTCGTCATCTACCTCGGCGATCATGACCCGAGCGGCATCGACATGACGCGCGACGTGACTGAGCGCCTTGAGATGTATTCTGGGGGGCCTGTCGACGTGCTGCGCGTTGCGCTCAACATGGATCAGATCAGACGACTGCGCCCACCTGAGAACCCAGCGAAGTCAAGCGACTCGCGCTTCGATTCGTATGTCGAGCGCTTCGGCACTTCGAGCTGGGAGCTTGACGCGATCGAGCCGAATGAGCTTGCGCAAATCGTGCGCACGAACATCATCGCGAATCGTGACGAAGACGAGTGGGACAAAGCAGTCGAGCGCGAAGACAACATGAAGATCGACCTGCAGCGCATGGCTGACGACTACGAAGAGGAGCGAGAGTGATCACGATCTGCGATGGCGACACGATCACTGAGATCGACGAGATGCCAGACACGTCGAGTGGCTTCATCTGGTTTAACGGCGAGCAGCGCGAGATTCGCGAAATACACACGACGTCGCACGGCACGCAGATCGAGCTTGAGGACAACACATGACAGCTGAAAAATTTCAACCGATCGATCTTGACGACGAGTTCGAAGCGTTCATGCGAAAAGTGAACCCGCAAGTGCGACAACATGAGGCGCAATACAAAGAGAGCAGACGCGTGTGGTTCGCTGCGTGCGCTGCGCTCTTTCATCACATGGCGAATAAGGTGACAGAGATCAGCGACGACGAAGGCGTCAAGGAATACGAGAACGTCACGCAGCAGCTGCAAGAGTTCATGCTGCGCGTGAAAGAGGGACGCGACTGACATGCTCAACGAGATCGAACATCTGCTTGTGTGCCTCAACGAAGAGTGCTGCGAGATCGCGAAAGAATGCACGAAAGCGCTGCGCTTCGGACTCGACGACTACAACGCCGAGAATCATGACGACCCGCTGAACCGTGAGCGCTTGCGTCGCGAGCTGTGCGATCTGCTCGGCGTGATCGAGCTGCTCGTCGCACGTGGCGTGATCACAGACCCTCATCTCGACACGCAGCGCATCTACTTCAAAAAAGTGCGCGTCGCGAAGTTCATGCGCTACGCACAGAACGCTGGCGCGCTCGATCGAACGATCGTCCTCGACTTCGAAAAATAGTTGAAAAAAACACTTGTGCGCTTTTCTACTTGCTGATATGGTTCACGCATGACAACGAAAA